GCGACCTTACGCTCTCTATTTTTATTATTGCCGGCCATCTGCTGTTCCTGCTGAATAATTACAATAGTATAATTGTTATTCAGCAATATTTGCGTGAATTTATTAAGAGAATGAAGAGGGAACCCGGCCATCACAGGATTATTTAATGATATTTCAGCAATTGATTTGTTCTTTTTTGTAGTTATAATACCGCATATATCAGCTACCCTATATATATCATTGTTCTCTGCGTTATTATTTTCGTATATAGTGTACATTTCATAGAACGAGCCTACTTGTAAAAGAACAATACATTTCTCACCATACTGCTGTTTGTATTTATTCATATATCCAATATATTCATTAATAATCATCGTCATTATAATATACGTGCTATATTCTTAAATAAAAATAATATAAGAAATATATTTATATAGTAATATATATATATATATACATTTACAATCATTATAATATGGATATGGATATGGAATTGAAAAAGGAGTTTGATGATGTTCTAAACAAGCTCAATGATATTGATTTGGAAATTATGGGCTTGTCTGATACAATTAAATTGGAGTTTTACAAATATTACAAACAGGCGATGACGGGTGATTGTAATATTGATAAACCGTGGTTTGTCAATGTAACCGCTTGTGCCAAATGGGAAGCTTGGAACAGTATCAAGGGAATGACCGTGCAAGAGGCTATGGAGAAATACATAGAATGCTATAAAAATTATATCCTAAATCCTTGAATCCCCCCCCCGAATTATATTGTGTCAAACCAAGCTCCCAGTAACATAGAATTATTTTTTTTAATTGAAAAGTTTATTGATAGCCTTTCCTTTTTTAATATCGGCAATATTATTCAAACCTTTCATACCTGATAGTGCCGCATCAATACCGTTATTTGCGGTTTTGCTAATATTATTTGTATTAATGTCGTTCCTTGCTGCTGCTTCCTTCTTTTCTAATGTATTTAATTTATCTAATAAAGACACTTTATCTTCTAATAATTTTTCTCTCTTCCCCTTAAATTTTGATAATAATTGCTCTTTTTTTGTTTTAAGTTGTGTAAGCTCTTCATCACTTTTTAAAGTAATTTTGTCTTCAGGAATATTACCTCTTTTCTTCAAAAATTTCTTAAATCTATCTTCATTTAACTCATCATTAATTTCTTTAAGTTTTCTATTGTCTTTTTCGTCAATTTTTAAATCTCTAATTTCAGTTTGTACGGATTTTCTCTGCTCTCTTGCTATTTCAGCATTATCTATTTTATCCTGGAGCTCTTTATTCTTCTTAGTCAGAATGCTTCTATTTTCTTTTTCAATCTCGTTCGCTTTCGCTTTCTCATTATCAGAAGAATTATTATTACTTAATTCTTTATTATTCTGATATTTTTCTATCTCTTCTATTTTTTCTTTATAGTTATCTAATGCTTTCTCGTATAAATTACTAAAATAGCTATGTTTATATAGTTCAAATCTTGCGGTTGATATAGTAGCACCTGCATCTGATTTTAATATAGTAGTTATGTTAGAATGCTCATTTATAATTTTAGTATTTTTTTTCATTTCTTTATCTAATGTATTGATATCAAAATTGAACCATATTTTATAATATAAATACATAATTGACAAAATTATCAATGAAGGAATTATTACTTCAGACTTTAGATATATAAAACCATATATAATATACAAGAATATTGATATGATTCCCATTGTAAAATATATTATTGTATTAAGAATATACATTATTATCGCATATACGAAGGAACTTAAATCATTATTTGCCAATGCAGTTATAATAATAAAAAATAATATAATTCTTACAAATGTATAACTAAATGCATCAATTATTGTATTATATATAAAATTTGCCACTTTATATATTGTTGAAATAATTAAAACGACTATTTTTATAACTACACTATTACACACCAAAAGTACTATAAAAAAATACAATACACCTATAACAAATATATACAGAGAATTTAGAAAAGAAGCCGTATAATATATAAAATTACTCCAATATGCAAACATAATTATTATACACAAGCCAACAGACAGAAGTAAAATAATTGGATATGTTAAAATAAAACTCTTATACAATTCGTAAGCATTTGAATAATCATCAAATATATTTTTATGTTTCGTATCAATTTTGACAGTAACAGGATTATAATTAATCGGTGTAGGTATGTGTTTAGTTGTTTTAGCCAGCTCGTCCTCCTCGTCAGGATTGTTAATTTTCGTTATATAATCTGTTTCGTATATTCCGTAATTTAAAAGCCTCGTTGCAAATGTGTTATTTTTTTCATCAAAATACAAAAACTTACAATATTTAAATAAATAGTTCAAATATGTATGCGTATCAGTATCATTCTTATTAGGAATTTCAGATTGTGTATGTGCTATACTTTTGGCATATAGCACTCTTTTAAAAGGAATAGCAGCCTTCAGCTTATCAAGATAAGAAATATACAGTTTGTCTCTTGTATCAAATAACATATAGAATTTACCAATATCATCCTTAATTTTCTTTTTTATCTTAGAATCATCCTTCTCTGCCTCTTTTATAATATCTTCTATATATTTTACCAATTTGTCATAAGCTTCATCTATATCTTTTTTTATTATAACAACAGGGTTATTGTTATTATCTCTATATTTTTTATTACCGAGTGAAGCTAATATTTTATCTCTTACTTCGGTGTTTATATCTACATCAACATCGGCCGATTTTATATTTTGTATAGTATGATAATAATTGCCAGGGACTCCTTGATTTATAACATTGCTTTCCAGTTTACTTCCTAAAATACATATTATGGCTAATGGGTCATATGAGATATATTTTTCATATTTACCATCATTAAATGTTTCAATGCTTTCGCATATATTAGCACCACTATCATTATTTACAACATAATTATCTGCGCATTTATTATAGCACTGAAATATTCTTCGTGTTTTATCACTCTCGTCTATTTTTCTTCGTCCATCATTGTTTCCCAAATAATAATATGGTATCGTAAACCAATTATGCCACCTATCCGTTAAATTATTACATTGTGACTCTTTTTTTTCCAATAAATAATAATTAGGTTTAGCTTCATTATAAATAATTTTTTTCTGTGCCGTATTCTTTTTTTCAATTTCAATTTTATCTATATCTTTAACTGCATCATACCCAGAACCGCGACTCTTAAATTCTATCTTATCTATTTCCCAATAAATATTCTCATTTGGAACAATGCCTTCTCTTCGCTGAATCATAACTGCCGTAGCCTTTGCTTGCTTTCCGTCAGGCGATGCCGGTGGTTTAATAATTATATTAGGGCGTTCGTCGCTATAATATCTTCCTTTACTACCAAGGTTAATATTACTAATGATACCATTCTCACCTACTTTTATGGGTGCATTTTTATCTAATTCGGCATCTAATGTTTTTATAGTAAATAAATTATTCAATTTATTAATCTTAGTTTCATCTATAATGTAATTGCTTGAGTTAGTAGTACTATCATTATATAAAAAATTCAATTCTTTGACTTTACCATTATCTGGATATCCACATTTACTCATTTTTAAAAAGCCTTTTATATTAATATTATTTTATAATATTTCTATAATTTCTCGTATCTATCTACTTGGAGGGGGGTATTTCACAATCTTTACTGTATTGGTCTATAATCACTGCTATCTCCTGCAGCTGGTGCTTCGCATTGATGAATTTTAATAGTACAATCATCATATACATAATTAGAACTACTTATCCCACATTTTGGAGTATATATATATTCATCTCCGGATGTGCCTCCTGAATTAAAGTTATATTTATGTAATATATTATACTCATCTGATATATTTTTAAGGTTGTCGCTTTTTTTAGGCCTTATAATATTATATACGTGCGTGTTTGCATCTGATATCTTTTTTATTGAATCATCTGAAGATAAATTATCTATTGTCTTATCATTTCCTATGATACTATTTATATAGTTATAATCAAAAGTATATATATTATCATATAATCCACTCGCGTTATCATTTTTAGTTCTTTCTTTTGTTCCACTCGCGTTATCCATTTTAGTTCTTTCTTCTGTTATTGGTTGATTTCTTCTTGATAAATTGCTCATAAGAATACTGGGACTATTTATATAATTGCTAAATCTTGAATATGCGACTGATAATTTATCAAAGAAAGAATATATATTTTGTGGCAGTCGCTGTAATACTGAAATGATATCCGTATTATTATTTTTATCGCCACTGAGTGTATTTGAAAAAAAGTTGAAATTATTCGGACCTACTAAGCTTCCTGTTCCAGCGCCACCCGATTTTCCTGAAGAACTATCATCATCTCCGAAAAATACGAGAATTATGATAATTATAAATACAACTAATATTACTAATCCAGCAAACGGTTTAGACCATATCATCATTACTCTCCATATATTAACAATTGCCGATGTTATTACAGAAAATATGCCACCGGATATATTTGATGCATTATCAACTATTAATTTTATATATTGAAAGGTTCTGTCATTGTCAGAATTTTTGGTCTCACTATCCATTTTGTCATTATCCTGTTGTTTTATAAAGTATCGCTCTTCGCTCAGTTTTATATCATCTACTGCATCTTGGACGATATCTAAATAATCTTTTGATAATATACCAATCTTTTCTTTTAAAAAATCTTTGTAAATACCCAAATTATCTCTTATTTCTTTTAGAATTTCGTAATTAAAATCTTTAACATCATATTTATATATATAATTAATAGCATATAACATAATGATATTAAGCAATAATCTTGAATTTTTTTTATCTATTAATTCATTCGGTGCAAAAATTTTCATCCAAACTGATGTAGCTAATATAGAGTTATCATCAATAGGCTTCATCCAAGATTTACTTTCTTTTTTATCAACATTTCCTGTATTCTGTGGATTTCCGAAATTAGAACCTTGTACCATAATGGCATTAGGATTATTTTTGGTAGCAGCAGCAGTAGCAGCAGCAGTAGCAGCAGTAGCAGCACCAAGACCAGGAATAGGAACAGCAGTAGCAGCAGCAGTAGCAGCAGCAGTAGCAGCAGCAGTAG